AACCGTAGACTCCAGTGGCAATGTCGGTATTGGTACTACCACTGTCGGGCAGTTTGGCGGCGTTGATGTTGGACTGACAGTAGATGGCGGTGGCTCTTACAGTGGAATTGCAGTTACTGATGGCGCTACAACAGGCTCGTTGACTCAAGGTTACTCGACAACGTATCTGTATAACCAAGCTAACGGCAATATGCTGTTCGGCACTAACAACACAGAGCGTATGCGCATCGACAGCAGTGGCAACTTGCTTGTTGGTACGACTAGCGTAGCAGGATTTTTAAATAGCACATCAGAAACAGGAAGTATTTCTTACTCTGATGGCAAAATAGCGGCTACAGCTTCTAACGATTCTGCTGCGTACTTTAAAAGACTAACCAATGACGGCTCAATAATTACATTTAGAAATAGTTCAGCGGCAACCGTAGGTAGTATTGGTACGCAGGGTGGTAGATTAGTTATTGGTTCTGGCGACACTGGTCTGCGAATGGCGGCAGATGTAAACAATATTGTTCCTTGGAATACCACAACAAATTTACTTTCAGACGCAGCAATAGATTTGGGAGGTACGACACAACGCTTCAAAGACGCTCATTTCTCTGGCACTGTAAATGCTAATGCATTCGTAGGTGACGGCTCAGGGCTTACTGGTGTTGATTCTTTACCGTCTATAAATCTAGTGGCATCTGGAGCTTTGGCTAATGGAGATTTAGTATCAGTTAACAGTGATGGTACTGTTAGCTTAGTTTCAGGAAGCAGTTCTTACGGTTCATCTAGTGATGTTTCGATTGGCACAGAAAGGTCTCCTACCGATGTAACAAAACAGCTTGAAGCAGCTTACGATACAGTTAATAACAAAGTTGCAATAGCCTATTGTGATAATGATAATTCTGAAAGGTTGACCGTTATTGTTGGTTCTATTTCAGGATCTAGCATTACATTTGGAACTGCCGTTCAGGTAACTACTTTTGCCGTAAAGTCACCTAATATTTGGTATGAACCCTACTCTGGAAAGATGATTCTACACGGGATATCTAACAGAACTAAATTATGGGTCGGTACAATCTCAGGAAATAGCATCAGTTTCGGCTCAAATTATGACATTAATCGTACTGGGTATCAGTCTGACGAGGACTATTATTGGGCAGGATTAGATTTTGATGGTACTGGTAAAGGACTAATTGTTTTCTGTGAGCAAGAATCAGCCACTGGCTTTAGAAAAGCAACAGGAAGAGTAATTACTGTTTCTGGAACAACCATAAGTCTGGGAACTGAGGTCACTGTAAATTTAGGGCCGCAACAAACGCAGTATAATGGCTACCGATATATTGCTGTGAGTTATAACGCATCCGAATCTAAATATTTTATAGCATTTCAAGATGCCAACACCTTTAACTATGGTTTTTGGAATCATGCTAGTGTTTCTGGAACAACCATTACTCTGGGAAGTGGAGCATATTTCATATCATCAACAGTCGATAATTGTCGTTCTGCTTATGATCCAGATACCGGATTAATCTTTTTTGTTCACGGAGAAAGCGGCAAATTATGGGCAAGAGCAGTCGATATTTCAGGCGGCCAGAACTCCCAATCAATTCCAACTCAAGAATTAGTTACCAATTTACAACGAGTAGGAAAGATAACGAGACTTAACGGAGGTTTTTACGTTACATATTCTGCGAGCGGAGCGGACGGATATTTATCTCATGTAGCTATAGGTAGTACTACTTTGACAAACCTTCTTCCCGCATACTTAGGGACTTCGGATTGGTTTTACGAATGGAATCTTGCCAGTCAGTATGGAAGCGCATCGTTTCCTGCGTCTAATAAATTATTCATAGTTAATAATGCAGCTACCTATCTTAAATATTCTGCCTTAACTATTCCTTTTACAACTTCAAGCTCTTACATAGGCATTTCCGATGGGGCTTATGCAGATGGAGCGTCAGCAACAATACAGCTACCTAGTTCTGTCGATGACGCTCAGTCTGGGTTAAGCGCAGGAACGCTGTACTATGTCGGAGACACAGGCTCGTTAGCTACTGTGTCTGGCACAAATGCGATAACTGCGGGTGTTGCAATTTCGGCTACGCAAATAATAATCAAGTAATGGGGCTTAAATGAAAACTATTATCGAAAATGAAACTCATTGTTCTAAGTACCTGCTTGTAGACGACAAGCAAGTCAATATGAAGGCTGACTGCATTGAAGTGGGCAATCCTACTAACTTGGACTTCATCATTGGCGACCTTAACGCTAATAACTGCACGTTGATCGAAGGCGTGACTGAGCCAGATGATTATTATGGATGCAAGTACAACTGCGCTGCTGACGGCACTTGGTCACTAGTCGAAGGTTGGGTTGACCCACGCCTTGAAGAAGACGCAGCCTAAAGAGTAAACAGCGTGGGCAACAAGCTAACAGCGCTACTGGACAGAAACAGATTGGCCTACAGAACCGGAGTAACACATGACAACTTTTACTTGGACTATTGCAACGCTTGAATACGACCTACAGCCCTCAGATATGGACGGCGCTGTCATTGTCGCACACTGGAGAGTGAACGCTGAAGAAACAACTGGAGACGTAACTTATACTGCGTCTGCTTACGGCACTTGTGGCTTTAACCCAGACCCCTCAGCAGAAGGTTATGTACCCTACGCTGATCTTACTCAAGAGATGGTTCTTGGGTGGGTGTACGACTCAGTAGACAAAGACGCTACTGAAGCAAGTCTGCAAGCTAACATTGATTTGCAGGTCAATCCTGTCACTGCTGCGGGTGTTCCGTGGTAACTGAAATTGGACTAGCGCTAGGCGCGGCTAAGAAAGCCTTCGATTTAATTCAGTCAGCCATCGACACAGGACAGCAAGCTAGTGGCCTGTTAGATCAGCTTGGTAACTTCTACGATGCTAAAGACAAAGTTCAAGAAGCCAAGGAAGAACATAAGCGCAAGCCTAATGGTTCTTACGGCGAAGAGTCAGTAGAGTCCTACGCTCTTAAAATCATCCAAGCCGAGATTGCCTGTGATGACTACGAAGCTAAGATTAAGAAGATGTTTATGGCGCAAGGGAAGACTCCTTTGTATCAGAAAATGCTACGAGTAAGGACTGAAGAGCGTGACCGCAGAGAGCTTGCTAAGCGCGAGCTTTTGAAGCTGCAACGTGAGAAGTTAAAACGTCAGCAGGAAGCAAAGAATTTAATCATTGCTTTGTTTGCGCTTGCACTGTGTGCAGGCTCTGCCATTTATATAGCTGCTATAGCAGTAGGGTAGTAGATTAATGGAAGACCGTTTGAGTAGAGTAGAACGTAAAATCGACACACTACAAGAAGCCATCGTCTCGTTAGCACGAGTTGAAGAAAGACTTGTTACTGTGTTCAATCGACAGTCACATATTGAAAATAAAGTANACGCTATAGAGAATAAGATGGACAGCTTAGCTGAGAATATGGCTAGTGCAAGAGTAACAGAGCGGCTAATCTGGATAGTTATTGTTGCAGGCATAGGCGCTGTCTTTACATACATAGGAAACTAGGATGACATATTTAGAACTAGTAAACAGTGTTCTACGTAGGCTGCGTGAAGCGCAAGTAGACACAGTAGCAGAGACAAGTTATTCAGCATTGATTGGCGACTTTGTTAATGACGCTAAACAGCTTGTAGAAGACTCACATAGTTGGTCTGCTTTGCGTGTTTCTATTAATTTTGACACAGTTAACGGAACGTCTGTGTATCCTTTAACAAACGCAGGACAAGAAGTAGAAGTACGAGAAGCGTTGAACACAACAAGTAAGACTAGGTTTATGTCTAGCAACAGAACAGAAATGAACAGGTATTATAAACTAATGACTCCTGCTGCGGGTTCTCCTTCTAAGTTTGCTTTTACTGGTACAGACGCTAACGGCGACATTACTGTACAAGTGTACCCACAGCCTGACAACATTTATAGCTTGTTCTTTGATGCGTTTGCTAGACAGGCTGATTTAACAGCAGACGCTGATGTATTGAAAGTACCGTACAACCCTGTGTTACAGCTTGCTTTGGCTATGGCGTTACGTGAGCGTGGCGAGACAGGCGGTCAGTCAGCAGCAGAGCAGTTTGCTATAGCTGATGCTACGTTGTCTGATGCTGTAGCGTTTGACGCTAACAAGTATGCAGAAGACACCACATTTGTTGCTGTATAAGGAACTCTAATGGCTCAACAACTACAGAGCATTACAATTACAGCTCCGGGATTTGCAGGCATCAACACACAAGATGCTCCGCTAGCGCAAGAGCCTAGCTTTGCTGCTGTTGCTGATAACTGTGTAATTGACAAAGAAGGCAGAGTTGCCTCTCGTAAGGGCTATACGATGATCACCACTAACGGCGCAGCTGTTCTTGGTACATCTGACGGTATAGAGTCAATGGGCGAGTTTGTTGCTGAAGACGGAGATACTCTTTTCTTCTCGGCAGGAAACAACAAAGTCTTTTCAGGCACAACAACGCTAACTGACCTAACTCCTGCAGGATACACCATTACGGCTAATAACTGGAAGATGGTCAACTTCAACGACTCTATGTATTTCTTTCAGCGTGGATATGAGCCGTTAGTTTACAAAGACAGCACCAGTACATTTGACCCTATGTCAGATCACGGACACTCTACAGGCACGCCGCCACAAGGTAACGAGTGTTTAGCAGCGTTTGGTCGTCTTTGGGTGGCAGACTTTACAGATGACAAGTCTACTATTTATTGGTCTGATCTGTTGCAAGGCTCACACTGGACAGGAGGCTCTACAGGCTCAATAGACATTACTAAGGTGTGGCCTACAGGGTACGACACTATTGTTGCTCTAGCGGCTCACAACGGCTTCCTAGTGATCTTTGGACGCAGCTCTATAGTTATCTACTCAGGTGCAGACGCTCCGGCTACTATGGTCTTGTCAGACACTATATCTAACGTAGGTTGCGTGTCACGAGACGCTGTTGTGTCTACTGGTAAAGACTTGATTTTCTTAGATGACTCAGGTGTGCGTAGCCTTGCTAGGACAATACAAGAGAAGTCAGCGCCTATTGGTGACATTTCTAAGAACGTAAACAACGACATTAAGTCACTGTTTATAGCAGAGACAGGTAACATCAGTATGCACTACTCTCCTCGTGAGGCGTTTGTGCTGCTTAACTTCCAAGAACTAGGTGTTGT